TAATCGGGTCACTAGCGAATTTAGAGAGACAGTTAAGTGCCTACTAGAGGATAACGCTGATAACGTCTCTAAGTGGCTAGAATTAGTAGCAGAAGGAGATGAGCTAAAGCAGATTCGCCCAGACCCTTACAAAGCATTAGATATGTTGGCTAAGTTAGCAGAATACGCTACACCTAAGTTGGCTAGAACAGAACACACAGGTAGCGACAATAAGCCCATTGAGATTAGTGTTACATGGGCGAAGTAATAGAAATCCCTTATGCACCAAGGGAACACCAACTAAAGGTTCACGAGTTACTAGAAGCAAATAGGTTTGCAGTAGTAGTGGCGCATCGTAGGTTTGGAAAGACTGTTGCTGCGCTAAACCATCTAATCCGTGATGCGGTGCTAAACCAACGAGAGACACCTAGATACGCTTATATTGCTCCTACTTATGGGCAAGCTAAGAGGGTGGCTTGGGACTATCTCGTTAAATACACTACACCGCTAGGCGGTACTAACAACATCTCAGAGTTACGAGTTGACTTTTGGGGTAGGCGTATTCAGTTATATGGCTCAGACAATCCAGACTCACTCCGAGGTCAATACTTTGATGGCGTGATTATTGATGAGGTGGGAGATCAAAACCCTAAGATATGGACAGACATTGTTAGACCTGCTTTAACAGATCGTAAGGGCTGGTGTCTATTCATTGGGACACCTAAAGGCCATAACCACTTCAAAGAACTGCGAGACAGGGCTGAAAAGGAAGATGGCTGGGGATTGCTAGAGTTCAAAGCCTCCGAGACAGGGGTAGTTGATGAGGTAGAACTCAAGGCGGCTAAGAATGAAATGGGTGAGGACAAGTATCGTCAAGAGTTTGAGTGTAGCTTTGACGCTGCCGTAGAGGGTTCATACTATGGACAAATCCTGAATGAACTAGAAGACAAGAAGCACATGCAAGAGATTCCTTGGGAGGAACTCAGTAGAACTTTTACTGCTTGGGATTTGGGTATGAGTGACTCTACATCTATCTGGGTGGCTCAACTTGTGGGTACGGAGATTAGATTAATTGACTACTACGAGAATCATAGCGTAGGCTTAGACCACTACGTTAAGTGGATTAAGGATAATGACTACCTTAAAGCAGAGCATATCTTGCCCCATGACGTAAGAGTTAGAGAGTTAGGGACTGGAAAGAGCAGACTTGAAATGCTTGAGGAAGCAGGTTTAGAGGTCAAGATATCCCCTAGAATGAGTTTAGACGATGGTATTCAGGCGGTAAGGCGTATCCTACCTAGATGCTGGTTTAACGTGCCTAAAGTCCAAACAGGACTGAACTGCCTGAGAAACTACCGAAGAGATTACGATGAGAAGCGTAAGATATTCTATGAAAGACCACTTCACGATTGGTCGAGTCATGGAAGTGATAGTTTTCGTTACTTAGCCCTTGGATTGGATGAAGGCAATTCAACGTGGTCTAAGCCTATTAATCAAGCACCGAAATGGATTGTGTAATGTATGTAGAACGCCAAGGGGTAAATTTAGCCCCTAAAGTGAAAGAACTTGAAAACCGCATTGAAGTATTGGAAAATGTAGTAAAAGAGTTACAATTACAGACAAGACCGAAACTAGGTCGCCCTCCAAAGGATGCACATGGAAACGAACGACTTGAAGTCGATACTACAGGCAGAAATTGACGACTCCATCGGTTTTATTGAGAGCGAGACAGTCGATCAGCGCAAGCAAGCCTTAGAAGCATATTTACGTCAGCCTTATGGTAATGAGGTTGAAGGAAAATCTCAGATTGTTACTGGAGAAGTGGCAGAAGCCGTTGATGGTGCTTTGCCATCTCTTGTTCGCATATTTGCTGGCTCAGAGAACATTGTCGTGTTTGAGCCACAAGGCCCGAAAGATGAGGCATCTGCAAAACAAGCTACTGACTACTGTAACTGGGTTTTCTCAAGGGATAACGAAGGCGTAGCTATTCTGCACGATTGGTTTAAGGATGCCTTGCTACAAAAGAATGGCATTGTTAAGGCATATTGGGAAGATAAAGAAGACATCACTAAAGAGCGTTACTTTGACTTGTCTAGTGACGAGTTAGCCATGCTGATGAGTGATGAGAGCATGGAAATTGTCGAGCAAGATACAACTGAGTTTCCTATTTTTGACCCTACAGGACAGCCTGTAATTGACCCTGCTGGTCAGCCAGTCATGGGTGCTACTCATAACGTAGTTGTTCAAAAGAAGAAAAAATCAGGCAAGGTAACGATTGAGAATGTACCTCCAGAAGAGTTCTTGATTAGCAAAAAGGCTCGTACTATTGCTGATAGCCCATTCGTAGCCCATCGTCAGATGATTACTCGTAGCACTTTGATCGCTATGGGTTTTAACAAGAAGCAAGTTGAAGGCTTGGCAATGGGTGATGCTCTTGCCTACACTCCAGAGCGTGTTGCTCGATTTTCTGCTGGTGAGCAGCCATACCAAGTGCAGACTGATGACCCATCAATGCAAGAGATTGAGGTCTTTGAGTGCTATGTCAAAACTGATATAGAAGGCAAGGGCATTGCGTCTTTAGTTCAGGCTTTTTATGCGTCTAATGAGATTCTTCAGGATGTAAAGGGCAAGGAAATGGTTGAGGAAGTGGACTATGTTCCTTTCCACTCAATCTGTCCTATTCCAATTCCTCACAAGTTCTTTGGCAATTCTTTAGCTGATAGAACGACAGACATTCAGTTAATTAAAACGACTATTACTCGTCAGATGTTGGATAACTTGTATCTGACAAACAATGCTCGTGTTGTTGCCGTGGAAGGACAAGTAAATCTTGATGACTTGCTTACATCTACTGCTGGTGGTGTTATTCGTGCTAAATCTCCTAACGCTGTTCAACAGTTAGTAGTTCAAAACGTAGCATCTCAGGCTTTTCCAATGCTTCAGTATCTGGATACAGTTCAGTCTAAGCGTACTGGCGTATCTGATGCTTCACAGGGCTTAGACCCATCTATCTTGCAGAACGTGACTGCTGCGGCTGTGGCTTCAATGCAACAAGCTGGCGCAGGTAAGATTGAACTAATGGCTCGTATCTTTGCTGAGACTGGTGTTAAGTCTTTGTTTAAGGGAATCTTGCATCTCTTGTGCAAGTACCAAGACAAGCCTCGTTTGGTGCGTATGCGTGGCGAGTTTGTAGAGTTTGACCCTAGAACATGGGCTAATCAATACGATGTAGCTATCAACGTAGGATTGGGCGCAGGTAATCGTCAAGAGCAGATGGCTATGCTGTCTATGGTTCTTGCTAAACAAGAGCAGTTAATCGGTCAGTATGGCCCTGCTAATCCTTATGTATCTCCTGCTCAATATCGTTCTACTCTAGGGCGCATGGTTGAGTTGGCAGGATTTAAGGATAGTGCTGAGTTCTACAAAGCAATTACTCCAGAGCAAGATCAAGCCTTGTCTAATCCTCCTCCACAGCAACAACAGATGCCTCCAGAGGTTCAGGCATTGATGGCTAAGGTGCAGGCTGAGATTCAGGCAAACCAAGCCAAAGCACAAGCTGATATGCAGATACAGCAACAACAACAGCAGATTGATATGCAGATGGCTCAACAGAAGGCTGGCCTTGAGATGCAGTTAATGCGTGAGAAAGAAGCTGCTAAATTACAGTTAGAGCGTGAGAAGCAACAGGCTTACTTTGCATTGAAACAACAAGAGTTTGACGCAGAAGCCCAATTGAAGGCTATGAAAATCGGTGCGGGTATTACTTCTAACGTAGAAATAAGGGGCTAATATGTCTTGGTATGCACCATATCCAGAGTGGCCTTTGCCTAAGCCAAAACTTACGATTGATGAAGTAATTAACCAAATCATTACTCAACAACAACCAGAAGTTCAGCAAGAAGCTCCTCAAACTGTTCAAGAGTTAATCAATCAGATTGTTGCCCAACAAGCACCACAAGAAGTGGCTCAACCTGCACCACAAGAGATAGAGCAAGTGGTAGAGCAAATAGCTAAACAACTTCAGCAGCCTCAACAAGAAGCCATGCAAGCTGATGCTCCAATGTCTGAAGTAAAGGCAAAGCCATCTAGTGCCGTCATTGATAAGTTGGCTAGTCAGATTCTTGGACAAGGAACTACTAAGCAATGGACAGGTCAGGGAATGGGTTCTGCTGAGGCTAATGCTCGTGATATGGCTCGTATCATGGCTGGTATTGGTATCACAGACATTAACCAGTTTGGCTTAATTGATAAACCATATGACGCACAAGTAAATCCTGATGGTCGTGGTGGTTTTGTTGATATGCAAGGCAAGCCTGTTGACCCAAGCACAGTAACAGCAGAGCAAGTAAGTGGTGAATCTGGTACAGATACCCTTTACACAACAAAAACAACGACTAAAGCATACGGCAACAAGGAAACTGGTCAAGAAGTGCCAATGACCTACAGCGAGCGTCAGACAGGTAATGCATGGGGCGGTACATTTGAGGGTAGTGGCAATACTGGCTATAGAGTCCAGTTCACTCCTGATGGCAAACCACTTTTCTACACTACTGGCGCATCTAGTTCTGATGTAGCGTTTTATGCTCCTATCATTGCTGCGGCATTGACCCCTATCCTTGGCCCTGCGGCTAGTGCTTTGCTTGGCCCTGCGGCTTCTACATTGGCTACAACTGCGCTAACTGGTGCGTTGGTAGGTGGCGGTACTGCAGCATTGACTGAAGGCGATATTCTAAAGGGTGCTTTGCTTGGTGGCGCAGGTGGTGCGCTTACTGGCTATTTAGGCGGTGGTGACTTAGCCCCTACTGAAATAACAGAGCGTCAATTTGCTATTGCTGATGCAAAACAGTTAGCTGCTAGTGGTATTCCAGCAGATCAAATCT